AAGTTTCTGTTCCTTCTTGGACAAATCCTCCACACCTAATCGGTCTGTCCAACAGCCATCATTTAAACTATGGTCCATTCTTCCATACGTGTCTGTGACCAATGCCTCACCTTCCTTCCATCCATTCTCACGTGGGTCTTCCTCCACCCAAACCTCACCCCAACGATACCAGGTGTTTTCTTCAAAGTAGATGCGTTTACCATTACCCAACACCTTCTCCCAAACGCATTGTTCACACACATCCTTTTTATCAACATTGGAAATTTTAAATGACATAATCACCTCATGATGAAGATACGGACAGGGAGGGATTCGAACCCCCGGAACCTTTCAGTTCTTCGGTTTTCAAGACCGATGCAATAAACCACTCTACCACCTGTCCAATGCTCCCGGTGAGACTCGAACTCACAAGCCCGCAAGGGCAGAGGTTTTTGAGACCTCCGTGTATACCATTCCACCACAAGAGCAATGTTGTGTCCTAGGATGAACCCCATTGACGTTAACAACATTATGGGTAGTGAGGGACTCGAACCCCCGACCCTCTCGGTGTAAACGAGATGCTCTAACCAACTGAGCTAACCACCCATGGACCTGAACGGGATCGAACCGATGACCTCCTGAATGCAAATCAGGCGCTCTCCCAGCTGAGCTACAGGCCCGTATGACTGTTTCTTAGTGTGCGCGACCCCTCCCTGGAGCCGCTTTCCTAGATGAGTAGGCGCTCAATTTGCTCATCATTGTTGAATCCTTTTTTAAAAACACACTATGAAACAATCAGATGTTACTTAGCTTCACTGGCTGACTTGTCAACCTCAGGCTTCACAACTGTGGAATCTACTTCAGCCTTCACAGTGTCAGCTTGGATGGTGGTGGCTGACTCACCTTGAAGATTCTCCTCAGCCTTCTTGGCACAAGCACTGAACATCAGAACAGCAACAGCGGCTACAAACATGGTACGCATATACTTCTCCTTGTTTAAATGTGATACTACAATCGCACTGCATTGCCCCCCGTGGAATCGAACCACGATTCGTGGATCCAAAGTCCACTGTATTGCCTTTATACGAGAGGGCAATAGTACCGCGTATGGGAATCGAACCCATCTTACCAGAGTGAAAGTCTAGCGTCCTAACCGATAGACGAACGCGGCATAATCGTGACCTACTCCCTGGTCTGCCTACCCACTCTGGTAGGTCACGATGCTCAATATCATTTGTCAATAAGCGAGTATATATTAAATATAACACCCTGGGACTCGTTTGTCAAGCCCCAGGGTTAAGTTATTGAAAATCAATGACTTACGACTTTTTGGGCTTTTTCTTTTTTACTGACTTTTCTTGTTCTTTTATATTAATCTTTGCACCTAGTGTTGTCAAGACTTCTCGCATATTTGGATACAAATCTAAAAGAGTTTGATCCTTAATGTGTATTAACACATTGGCTTCTTTCCAATGCATACCTTCAAGCATTTGTATCCAACTAATTTCTCTTTTATGGGAAGGAACGTTTTGCATAGACCCACTGGCTTGAAAATTTTTAATTCTGCGAAATTCTTGGCGTGCCGTAGTATCAGAAATGCCATTAGGCAAGGCGGTATCTGGCTTATAGGTATCAGGCATACCCTCAGGTAATCCTACAAGCTTTTCTTCTAATAGGACGGCCATACGCATCAATGGCGCAAATGTGCCGTCTAATTTTGCCAATTCCCGTGTACGATTCACTTGCTCATCAAGTGTGGTTCCTTGGGCAATATAATCTAGTTTTTCGTTCAACAACATAGTAGCTGTGGCTTTCATATCAAAACTCCGTGATATGCTCCATGAGATTCTTCATCTTGTGAGCAATGAAATAATTTAGCAATTGTGACTTATCTCGTACACCTTTTTGAGATGTATAGTTATTTATAATGGAATTTACAATATCCTCAGGGATATTTCTCAGGTCAACCAATTGTGAATTACGACGGATATTTGCCTCATGCGGAGTTCCATCCCAATGAGAAAGTGGGAGTTTCTTCCATTGTTCCAGGTCCTTTTTCCGAATGGGCTTCTGCCGACCACCTGACACGAACACATCATCAGGTGACATGAAGTTGGGGACACCATCTCCCTTGTCGCCCATCAGAATATGCTCCATGACAATCTCATCAATGCTTTCCGAGGCCTTCACCCACTTACGATGAATAGGGCTGTACTGCTTCACATTCTTATACCGCTGAAGTTGTGTGAAATCGTGGTCACCGGATAGAATAAGAACAGGCTGTGGCTCCATGTCCAAGCCTTCCTGAATTAAATCATGTTCCTGACTCCACATCACCAAGGCGGCAATGATATCGTCAGCTTCAGCTGTATCAGTCTCAATAACCGGATATGGAAAATGTTCAGCCAATTCTTGCTTAACCTGATTCAATGCCTCAAAGATGGCGTGCCAATCAAAGCCAGAATCATCACGCGCCTTCTTTCTGTTCGCCTTGTAATGAGGGAACAATTTCTTACGCCAATATTTCTTATTATCACAAGCAATCACAAGGTCACCAAACTCCTTGCCATACTTGTTCTTATAAGACCGCAATGCGTTCACAATCATGTGGCGAATTAATGGTGTGCTGATTTCTGCATCAGTCCTGCCACGAAGCTCTGCCATCAGAGTGCTAATAGCTGTTTGTGAATAATCCACAATAATCATGTCATACCTCTATGAATTTCTTACAATCGTCATTAGGTTCTCGATGACATATATGTAAGATGTTTGGAATCAATTGTCCTTGCCGTTCTAGTGCTGCACAGTCATCACATAAAACATAACAAATGTGTAAGTATTTGTCAAGATCCAAATACTCAGGACGACAAGTGGATGCTATGTTCTCCACACCTGCATCCACCTGGTCCTGATAGTATCTGGCACAACATTCTGGTATATTGCTATGAATACCAAAATGGTAATGAAAATTACTTCCCAACGTTTTAGTCACCAGCCCTGATGTTCTTCCAATTACGGAGAGTCTCCTCCCAGTTTTCTTTCTCCAATTGAGAGCTAGAAAAGGCGCCATTGCCAATCAATTCTTCAAATGCACGAAATGCATAATCAAAGCGAGCATTATATGTAGCCTTTATACCACCCAAGATGTTCATGAGCTTGTCCTGATCCTTGGCATCCATATCCAATTCAGATACAACCTGGAGTAGCAAATCAACATCATCAGTAACGTGCCAGCACTTCATAAACATTTCTTCAAAATCAAATCTGTCAGTCATCAGTCAATCCTCACGATAAGTAGGTCAGTAGTGGTACGTCCCGTCATTGTCTTGCACTTTGCCTTGATGCCATCAAACCAGTTCACAGTTTGATTCTTACGGAGCTTCATCACCTCAGCCAACTGCTCCTCAGGCTTACGAAGAATCTTCTCACAGGTCACCTTGAAGCCGTAAATCTTGGGACCCTTCACATACAAACTGTCCTTCACCTCAGCCTCGTAGTAGCCCAGCCGGCGCTTCTTGGTGTCGTACACCCAGACCATGTTGGCACCAATGATGTCCACAGGATTACAGGACTTGATACCCTCATGTTCTGCCTTGAACCGAATCTTGCTCGCCATCTTCTTCTTGTCCATGGGCTTCTTCTTACGAATCCGCAGACTCTTCACCTTGGTCTGCTGCTGTGAGATGTTGTCCATGGCCGTACTGAAGGCGTCAATAATCTTTTTGAAATTACGCTTTCCGACATAGGCGTACCCTTCCACTAGCTGCTCATCCTCGCCATTATACGCCGCATACCACTCGGCAATATGCTTGCGAAGATACTGCTGAACCAGTTTGAGCTGAGGCGCCTTGAACCCCTTAGAAAGAATATCTCCTGTCAGGACATCTGAGGTAGGGATGTCACCTTCAAACGCTTCATCCATTTTGCCATCCAGCTCAGCCAACACGGTGCTAACCTGAGCACGAATTCTGTCCTGAATGTTAGGTTTGTTGGTTTTTACAGGAGTAGTAGAAGATACCTTCGCCTGCTTCTTCACATTGGCAAAGCTCATCACATAATCACGAATTTTCTGTGAATCATTGCTCCTGAGCGGGAACCCTTGCATGTACATACGGGCCAAAGCGCAGATGGTCTTGTTCACGGACCCTAGGTTACGCCAGGCTTGAATGTCCTGCTTGGCCGAATGTGGCCGATGTTCACGAAGATATTGTTCCATATACTTGATATAATCCTTGTCGCTGGCACAATAGTTGTGCCAATTCAATCCTTGTACGATTTCGGAGTTATATTTTTCTTCGGGCACCTGAACATCTGTCCAAGTGGGTTCATCACCAATGAACTTGGCATCAGACGCCGGCGGGAGAACGGTATGTAGAGTGGTCATTATATAGTAATCCCCTTAACAGAGTCCCAACGGAATGAGCGCCATGCCTGATTCTCCATGTCCCAGACCGCGCATACCTCAGGGTTCGGCGTCTTGGTCTTGGCGCCTTCCTTCTTTTCAACTTGTGGGATGAACTGCTCATCCAACGTGCACTTCATCACACGCTCTGACCCATCCGCCTTAACAAAGGTAACATCAATCACCGATGTGCGAAGAATACGGCGGACACCTTCACGGCCTAACTCATCAAGATTATTATACTTCATACTTCCTCCATGTGTTAGAGTATATATGAAATATAACACTTTTTAATGTGTTTGTCAAGTGCCGCTAAGTGCTTATATTTCAATCACTTACGTTTGGGGCTTTTCACAATCTTGAACCAACTCCCGGGATTCCAATCAGTATCCATATTTGTTGTATTATCTACACGGGTTTCAGGTTCTGATTTGTTCATGGCATCTGCAAAGTTCTTGGTAGGGGGAATCACTACTGGCTTTGGTTCCACCTTCTTCATGGATAAGTTGGCGGCAATCACCAACAAGATGGCCAAAGGATCAAATACAAATATTAGCATCAAGGTCAATAACCGAATGGCCTTATCTAAGGTTGTGGCATCATCTGTGCCATACACCAGTTGTGCCACATACTTGATGGGCCCGACTTCTGTTTCCAACTTACGTTGGCCCACATTCAATTCTGCTTTTTGCTTTTGTAGTTGTTGTATCTTGGTGTTGCTTTCTGTGATACTGGCAGTCAAGCTGGTGCGTTCACGGCGTTGACTGTTTCTGATTTGCACAGCACGTTCCACACGATTCACATCTCCCACCAGGTTGTTCACAGCGGCATCCATCTGTTGTAATGCCTGGCGTGCTGATGCAACATTGTCACGTTCTGTGGTGATTTGCTCATCCAACAATGTGATTTGTTCTGTGTTGGCATCCAAGCCTTGAGTGCCTTCCACGTGGGCCCGTGTTAGATAACCAAAGATGCCTACACTGGTGATGAGACTCAACACCATCACTGCCACGATGAAATATCCTTTCATCAAAATATTGGTCTTCTGCCAGAACCGATAGATCCAACTGGCTGACACCAACTTACCTAATTCTAATGCAGCACCCATCAATCCCACTGCCACAGGAGCACCTGGGAAAATGGCAATCAACCCCGCAATGGAAAACCAGGCGGCGATGGTGCTGATGAATAGTGCTGAAAAGAGTGTGATGAATGTCATAGTTTTAAATGTTTCTGATGAATTTTACACATAATCCATGTGTTGTAAAACTTTTCAGGATGCTCTAACACACCATATTCGAATTGTAGTTTGGCCTCAAAATAACTACATTGTCCCTTAGTCTTACACAAACGCAATATTTCACGGTGGAAAGCATCGTGTCCATAGGTAGCAACATCATGTAGAAGCTCTTTGTTGCTTCCATAGTAGTCTCGCCAGTCAGATTCAACTCTGATTTTTTTTCGCTTTCCTTTGACAGATTTTCTTCGGGCGGAGGTGAATAATTTTTTTCCAATGTATTCTCGCCCAGTTTTAAGGTTGGTGATGCGATAGACGAATCCCATAACATCTTCAGGTACTTCAGTAAATTCAACATTCTCATACAACCACATAATCTAGCCTCATAGTGAAGTGCTAGACTATTTATTATAGATTGTCACCATGATTTTTCATTATTTCTACAATTTCAGGAAAAACATTACTGAAAGATTGTTTCCTATATTCATCTGTAATATTAACAGTCTCTTTGAATTTTCTCCAAATGTCATAATCGCAGTCCTGCGATGTCATAAATTTTAACACCCCGTTTAAATACTCATTTTCTTTTTTATATGGAGATAGTTTTTCAATGACAGCATCTTTAAAGTAAGATGGAATATTTTGAATATTATAATGTTCAGGATAATGAACCAAATTTATATATAAAGGTATATTAAGTTTTTTCGCATATTCAATCAATGTGTCTATATAAAAAATATTAAAGGGGCTGATGGTCATTCCCAATATTAAATTTATATTTTTATTATCTTTTTTAAATTCTTGCCATCTTAAAATATTTTCATGCACTTCATACCATTTTGTAGGAAAACGAATATAGTTACTTTGTTCTTCTATTCCATCAACACTAACAGTTAAAAAAACTTTCTTGAATGACTTTAAAAGATTTAGCTGTTCATCATTAACCCAAATAGTGCCGTTAGTATTATAAAAAAGTGTTTGATTGTGTGAATAACCATTATTCACACAAAATTTAATTAACTCCCAATGTTTTTTTATTAAAAAAGGCTCTCCGCCAAAAAAGTATATGTGCTCAATGTTTTTCATTTTGTCAAAAATATCCTTCCAAAATGGGGAATCTTGGTCGTACATTTTCATTTGTTCTTTTTGTGCAGAAGCAAACTCTTCCCAACTTATAGTATCTTTATCAACATATAAATCAAAATGTTCTCTAACCCATTGAGTACTAGAACTTAGATTACAAGTTCGACACTTTAAATTGCATGTGTTGCCTAAAAAAACTTCAAGAATCTTTATAGAATTTTCTTCTAGATAATTATTAAAATTTTTGTTATCACGTATTCTTTTACTTTCTCTGCCTGCTGCTTCTTCATCCCAACAATGTATACATGCTGTATGTTTTATACCATCTTGTAAACTTTTTCTAATTTTTTTCAAATGGGATGAATTGAAAATATCTTCGATTGCATCTTTACCCACAATAAAAGGGTCGCCATTTTCTTTTTTTATTCTCTCGTTGCTCATACAGCACATACATACTGAACCATCAGTACGTAAACTCAAAGAACAATTTGCATTAATACAACCCTTTCCTTCAGTCATCTTATTCTCCCAAAATAAAAGAAAATGGGTGTTTCTTTTCCGTGTCAATGGTCATACCCACATATTTACCTACAAGATTTCCAAGTACATACACGGGAATTACAAACCAATTACCTTTCAATAATTCATCTAATGACCAAAACATTGAAGCAAGTGAAGCCAATCCCATCCAGATGCTATTAAATAATAATTTTGGAATGTTTTGCTCATAAGTGTAACGAATTTCTAATACTTTTAAAATATTAAAAACAATCTGCGAGAAAAAGATTGCAGTCCAAACCCATATCATTCCTCATCCTCTCCTATGTCATACTCATAATCTTCATCATCTTCTAAATCTTCTCCGCAGAAGGGACAAAACTCTACACGATAATGGTCATCATCCATGTCATGTCGGAGGGTGAATTCAGCTTCACATTCTACACATACAAATATTTTATGCATCAAGTTCCACCTCGAGTTTAACTACGTCTTTTCTTTCCGCCATAACATAATAATAATATGGTAAATGTTGATTACCCAATACCTGAATCGTTAAACCGTTCACATTATTAACTACTAGAGTTTGGTCCATATTGGTAGGTGTTAAATGCACTGTGATGGTTTTTTCATCAACAAGGTCAGCCCAGTATGTCGGTAGCGGAATAACGCCTTCTGAGGTTTTTCCTCGGGCATACACTGCCAATTCGGGTCCTTCTAAACTTCCATGCCGTAATCGTTTATTTTCCTTGCCAGATGATGGGTGAGGAATATCAAACAATTTATACGGTGCTGCCAAAGAAGCAAAGATACCTAATGGAGCTTGAACTGATGTTGCTGCTGTGACTGTAGTGCATCCCACTGGACCTGTAATAACACTTGCAGAAGTCATGTTGGCAACAAACACACCAGATGCACCAGACACAATGCCTGTAGTTGCTGTATTACCTAAATTTGTTATAGTACCTGTTTGGTCAATCGTTACAATAGGCGCTTCTGACGCATTGAACAAAGTTGTGGTACCTTTTTTTCTAATTTCAATATTCCGAACTTTATAATTAGCATTTCCTATGATGATATCTTCGGAATTTTCATTAAAAATTGGTTCGTCGCTCATAATACCTCCTGAATGGCCTCTACATATATTTTCTTAGGATGCGCACCTGTTATAACTTTCGCTGGAACATCATCTTTGAAAATTATCACCGTAGGAACTGAACGAATGCCATACAACTCTGCTTGTTCAGGCTTCTCATCAACATTTACTGTTTGAAACACTACATCAGGTGTTTCTTGTTCAATTTGTGTAATGATAGGTGCCAACATTCTACAAGGTGCACACCAAGGTGCTGTGTAACGAACAAACTTTATCATGTGATTTCACATGCGCCAGCTGCACATGCCGCCTCACCTTGAAGGTTCGTGCTATCTACTAATTCTACTACATCATCAAGATTAATGCTATGTAATGTTTTCACTGCTTCAAGATATGTGGCTTCATCAATATCTTCAAACGGTGCTTGTACATATGTATGGTCGCTGTAAGGTAACACAGATAATGCTGTGAAGTTGTCACGATTCTCCCACATCCAGGCTCCCACTTCTTCCCATTCACCTGGCTTGATGGATACGGTTGTTGATACATTGTTCTTGTTGGCACCCTTGCGATGTCCCGGCTTCACCCACTCCTTCCAAACCTTACTCACACGCTTCAACAAATCCAAAGCTGATTCTTGACGGGTCACAGCACCTTCAGGCGCCTTCTGTGGCACTTCAATGACAGCCTGAATGTTAGGCTTGAAATATTCATCTGTGACCAATTCAGGATGATTCAACTTCAAATAGGTGTAGATGCTTTCATTCTTGCCTACACGAATTCGACGAATATAATGTTCATTATGCCAGGCGTGAATACCCGATGAGGTGCCAAGTACCAATGAACTTGTCCCTTCCGGCTTCACTGTGGTACACCGGGCCGCAGGATTGGTCCCAATCAACCCAGCGATACGTGCGTTTTCCTCCT